ATCTCTTTAGCTTGATTCTCGTTGCCATCTAAGTCATTCTCAGATTGTTGTTCAGTGTTCATACTATTTAACTGACTTTGTAAATCGGAGATTTGTGCCTCCATCATTACATTTATCAGTGTCAACTCAGAGATTTTTTTCTGTAATGTAGAAATAACAATTTGTGCGTTCATGTTCTAAAATGTACCACCGTCTATTGTGTTTGTCCATACAGGCACACCAGTTGATGTTACTGTAAGAACTTGATATGATTCTGCCACATCAGGTCCTACACCAGGACTTGCCATGTTTGCTGCTGCAGTAACTTGTAAAGCACCCGCTGCGTTACCATAAAGGATACCGTTTGATGTGAATGTGCTAACGCCAGTTCCACCAAACTGAACTTCAAGGTCTGTATCTAGTTCTAGATCACCTAGTACAACTGTACCTCGGTTTCCTGTAACACCAAATACAGTATTTGTGTCTGTTGCATCTTCAATAAATGTCCATGCACCAGCTCCGTCAGCACCACCTGTGCGGTCATAACCGAAGAAACCAAATTGATTTGTTCCAGCTTTGTTGTAGTGGATCTTAACACCACGATCTAATGCATCATCAGCACCACTTACCACAGTAAGAACAGAACCAGCTGCCATTGTCTGAGATAAGTTATTAGTTAAAGTAACATTTTTAGTGCCAGGATTGACAGTTTGAATAGTTGTAGCAGAAGGAATACCAGCTGTTGTTGAAGTAACAACGTCACCAGCTTGAATTTGATCTACAGAATCTACAGTCACTATTGGTTGCCCACCAGTTGCTTCTGCAGTCAGTGTAACAGGAGTTGTTGGATCTCCTAATTCAATTGTAGGATCATTAACTGACATTGAAGCAGAGTTCACTGTAGTTGTAGTTCCATCAATCTGTAGGTCACCTTTGATGATAACAAGACCACCCGCATCAGTTGTAGGGTCAGGGTCAAGTATCAATTCTTGAACAGAGTTGATAGTAGATAGTGTATTACCATCTAATCTAAGGTTGTCAATCTCAATCTGACCAGTTTGAGATGTTGTTCCAGAGATAGTTGTAGTTCCATTAAATGTTACACCATTCTGGAAGGTAGTTGTTGCATTAACATTTAAGGAATCTCCAGAGTTGGTTCCAATGGTAGTGTTATCATCTACATTCAAGTCTTTGATGTATGCAGTCGCAGCAACACCAATACCACCCGCAAAAGTAACACCCGCAGTAGCAACGTTAGAAGCGTCTGTAGTGTTTGCAAAGTTTACCTTACTAGTTGATGTAGTTCCAACCTCAATGTCTGCACCATCAATCTTTAGTTTGTCACTTGTTGTCTCATCATAAGAGATAGAAACATCTTTGTTAGTTCCAAAGATCAGTTTCATGTCATCAGCGATACGCAAGTCAGGGGTTCCTGCTACTCGCTTGATGTCTAAAACTGCATCTGAGTCATTGAATGAGAATTCTACATCTCCTGTAGTTCCAAACTCTAGTTCCTGACCATCTTCTATTACCAGTTTACCTGTGCCATTTGCACGGAAGATAAGGTCAGCATCTGTTGTGGAAGTTGTAATGACGTTTGCATCGAGGGTGATGTCGTCAACATTCCACTGATCAATCTTTGAATTACTATCAACTAATACAGATGAACTAGCGGTAAGTGTTCCTTGAACATGATCCAACATGTCCATAAAATATCTACCACCTACAATCTGTGCAGCACCATTGTTGTCTCCAACAAATAGTCTGTCTCCTGCGTTTGCTTGAGTTCCGTTTGCTCCTGTCGTAATGGCGAGTTCACCAAATGTAATAGTGCCAGGTGCGGTTGAACCAGTACTCCTTTTAATTAGAATATTGGATGCCATTAGAAGCTACCCCCATTTACTGTTATGTCGTTTAATACGTTTGTCGCGACGAATCTTGTTTGTGCTGCATCATATACAAGCACTGAACCATTTGCTAGTCCACCTTGTGATGTATCTGTCAAATCTACGTCTGACATTCCACCAATCGTTCCACCGCCACCGCCTGTCGCAACGCGAGTGACTCTTGGAACTGACTGATCTCCAAATCTTAGTCTTGCCATTTAAAGTGTTACCCCCTCAAGTACGCTTACTGAACCTTCCAAGACTCTGGACTTGATACCAGTGCTAGAAGTTATTACGACGTCATATACATACCGACCACTTTTCATAGCAGCGGTTTGTGAATTGTTTAGAGACAGTTGTATTCTTCCGCTTGTAGCAGGAGATAAAACTGCAGCAGTCACTGTTTGTGAAGTGCTACTTGTATAGTGCTTTTTAATTAAACATGCTGCTGTATATCCAGTCAAGTTAAAATCTGTGCCATTATCATTCTCAACTGTAAAGTCGATGATAAAGTCAGAACCTTGGTATATTAATAAGTTGGATACAGCACTTGCCATTCTCTAAAAGAAATCCCATATTATTTAGCTTAACTTTATTTATCCTCTTTCTGAACTAAGTCGTTCACAAGTCTTTTTAATTCTTCTACTTCGTTTTTTAAATCCTGTAAGGTGCGATCTTTCTTCTTTGCATTTGCTCTTGCTTTTACATAAGCATCATACTGTGTAGTGTCAGTATTGAGTATTGCATTAGACGAAGGATCCCTGCCAAGGGTTGTATAACCCTCAACAGGAATTAATTCAATGTATTCTTCTTCCATTATGCTAGAGCGATTCCTCTCAAATCTTTGACTCTTGGTATATATGGTTGATTGTGATTAAGTAAACTAATCTTAATTTGGAAACCATCAAACTCATCTACATCCTCAATTGTGTATTCATAGTCTGTAAATGTAGTCAAATCATTATTAGGTATCAAAGCACCTGTATCTGGTATACCTGTACTATTGAAGAACTGGAATGGTAAATCATCTAAGTTGTCAACATAACCAACTGGTATGAGTTTATACATTACAACTATCTTAGATTCACTCCATGTGTTACATGCAAGCATTACTTTTAATCCAGTAGCACTCTTCTCTAATCTAGCAACCTTAGTGATGTAGTTACCTGCACACTCTCCACCAACACCATCAGTGGGTTCGATGTTATTGATTATGTTCGCTGTTGTTATAACGTCACATCTAGTCAAGTCAACAACAGGAGTTAAATGCTTAACTTCTGAGAACATATTGAGTTCTACTGTTAATGATTTAACACTATTCATTCTGTTAATCTCATTTAACTGGTTTGCAACTATTTTAGTAGCAGGGAAGTAATTTTCTTCTCCAAGAGTAACTTCTTGGAAATCACTATCCTTAACAAAGGATGTTTCTGCACTAAATCCAGATGGGAAAGGACCGCAAGAGGTTCCACTAGTTCCTTGAACTCTAGCAACAATGCTAGTGCCAGGTTCTACTTGACTCTGTATTTGTGGTGTAAGAACATCCCATGGAACGTTTTGTGATGCAGTAATATTTGCACCACCACCTTGTATACCAGCTCCTGCATTTACGCCACTTATTTGTAAGGTGTAACTATGAGGACTGTTAATAGATGCTAAACCGCTACTATGAACTTTGTTAATCTTAGTAAGAGGTATACCATCAAAGTTATAACACTCAACTATGGCGTCATCTGCATGTGATTTTCCAGTTGATGATCCTGTAAGTCCATTATGGTTCCTACCATTAGTAGCAACTGTAAACTCATTATTACCTGTGTCAATTGCACTGTAAGCAATAATCTCATCACCACTACCATCTTCCTCAGTTCCAAGTATTCTTATGAAACCAGGATTTGTATTACCGATTGCACTGCCACCTATGGTGCTGTGGAACTTAGATATGTCAGTTACCTTTATTGTTCCAGCTGTTGTAGTTATACCAGAGTTATTATCAATCGTAGTTGGTGCTATCTCTGAAATTACACCACTGACTGAAAGATAGTTCAATCCTGATTGCATACCATGATTACTATGGAATACTCTTATTGTATCACTACCCGCAGTTGTCTTGAATGCGTTTCTTCTTAAGTTTAAGAAACCACCATTTTCTTCTGCTAACTCACC